TCCGGAGATGTCTCGTGGGCTCGGAGATGTGTATAAGAGACAGATCTTGGTGTGGTCAGCCCTTATGATTAAAACCATTCCGCATCTGGGTGTACTTCAACGGATAGATGGTTTATTAATCTGATGATTAGTTTTCGTATCATAAGTATACATTTAAATTTCTAAAAACTTACCCAGCTTACTCTATTATTAAATACTTTATACCTGATCTTACTAAAACATAAGCATTAGTAGGATATTCTGATTTCGCCAATAATCCATCTACTGCCTTACAGTAATCTCCATCTTTAGGAAGATAGTCCTCTGAAACAAGAATATTATTTATTTCATACATGATATTTTTGGCACAAATAACTTTCCCGTCTGAGCTGTTGAACATAGCAACAGATTCAATTTTACCATTAGCCTTATCCCCATATAGATTCACCAAATTACCGGCTAATATCGAACTTTCAGTTTTATATGTCTGTGCAATATCCGTTATTTCATTAAAATACAGAGTTGGTTTGGGAAAATAAACAACACTATTCCCATGGCCGCTAATTTTCATCCTTACACCTGATTCCTTTAAGTTCCCATTAAATAAAGTTGAAAGCCCATAGAACTTGTTACCTATAAACCTGTAATCTATAAAACTATTTGGGGATGGAATATTTTCCGAGGGCAACACATTGGTTGCATCGGAATAAAAATAGCACCCTTTAAACAGGATAAAATGTCTTCCATATCCCATACTGCCAAAATGTCCCCTCAAGCATGGATTTATACAATTAGTAAAAATCAGGCTCATGTTAGATGCAATATCTATGCCTATTGGTTGGGAACCATACGGCCAGCTATCCGCAGCCTCTCCATTATTCTTTCCACTGTCGAATTCCACATTGTCAAACCATAATTTATTAGATTCGCTTTCTTTAATGCCATTAACATGCACGGTATATCTTACATTTTTTCCAAAAATATAAAAGTTGTGGAAACTGCAATTTCTAGTTTTTTTTATCAACAATGGATGTAAATTAGATACAGGAGTTGGAAAACCACTGTCAGGCATATCACATACTATTTTTGTAGCCCTATTACCAACGCCGAACAAATGAATATTTTGTCTATCAACCATTTCGATATAACAGACATAATCTTCCTGTGATTCTCCCGATAACGGGTCTTCCGTTGCAAAATGATTAAATGATGATGTCCTGAACTCCCCTACAGCAAAAATATACCATTGTTTGTCTGTATCTTTTGGTATGGAATTTATGGCCCTCTGAATGGAATTTACATTGGCCTTGTATCCTACAAATATATTAACCCCGTCCTCAATAGCTTGAAATTGATTCGCCGTTCCCTGATCGGCATAACAATAGATAATATTACTTTTATAAACAATTCCATCAAGTCTATCTGTTATCTCCTTTATACTATCTTCGAATCCGGGCAATGATTCAGGTGGAATCTGAATATCAGAACTTAATTTTTTTCCTCCCCCCTCTATTCTTTTGACACTCGGAGTGCCTTCCAAATCATAGGCATTGCTTAATGTCCAAAGTATATAATTGAATGAGCCATCACAATAAATTTCATAATTTTTTGTTTCTGGTGAAGCTTCATTGATTAAGACTTCTGTTATTTCTCTTTCTACCGTTTTGGCAATTCTAAACACTGTTTGATTACTGACACTTGATGAATCCAGTTTATACCTCAATCCTTTTGATACAGGTATTCTTACAGACCAATATCTTGCAGCGGTGCCCAGTGTGCCTCCAGCTGATATATAATCCTTAGACAGATAAGTGCTATTGTAGATTTCTTCTTCTATTCCACTTTCAGTTACAACAATCTTGGACACCTCTTCCTTTAAGTTTGTAAAGGATTCGTTTACTTCAGTAATCTTATCATTTAGTTTTTCAATTGATGGATCTAATATTACGAATTCAACAGATTCAGATTTTGTTAATGTAAAGTAAGCGGTAATGGCAGATTCCGGTGCTTCAATTACTGATTTTTCCCCAACAAATGTTTGGGATGCTTTTAACAGGATTCTATTAGATTTGTCAACAAAAACATAAGCCCTAGCTTGTACAGAAACGCACTTTCCAGTAATCAGAAATCGATCTCCAGCTTTGCAATCTAATTTTGTCGCTATAAATGTCGCATTGTTTGTAATTTTATCTATATTTGATGCTATCTCTCCTTGGTTACCATATACAATATAGGCCGTACTTTGATCAAAACTATCAATGATATTCCCCCCTTTTTTTTGAGAAATAATATCCAATCTTATTTCAGATATTTCCGTAGTCAAGCTCTTACGCGTCTTTGGATTGACCACCGCATCATAGATGGTAGCCGGGTAAATGGTTTGTCCGCCCTTCGTCAGTTTATGCATTTTTACCATAATATCTCCTGTTTTAGCCTAAGTTCCGCCGGAACTTGGACTGTTGTTATTTTATGTAATTATTTATTAACTATTAAAATCACTCAGCACATCATCATACTCCTGATCTGACAGAGATACGCTCTGCACCGCATTGTAGACGACATAATCAGGATAAGATGTTATTTCCGCTGTGCTTTCATCGGTCTTTCCAGTAGTCAGCACAATCCCTGTATCTTCAATAGATACAAGGTTGCAGATGCCATCTCTAAAGTCAGAATCAGAAATGAAGTATTCCCGTTTGACCTTCAGCAAACCAGGGGAGAAGCCGGGGTTGTCAAAAGCGACAAGCAGACTGCCATCTTCCATACGGCTGCACCCCACATACTCTTGCCCATCAAAGGAGGCTATAAACTTTCCCTTAAACGGATTGAAGTAAGTAAACCGGAAGGGAGTTGATATGTCTCCATTCAGGTTCTTCTCTATAATTTTAAAATCAGACTGGTAATTAATTTTCATAACTATAATATTGATGTTACATCGTCTATCTCCTCGGCTGTCAGGATACCGGAAAGATCAACACTTCCACCGCCTCCTGTCGTGCCTGTATCACTCCAAACGCCTCTCGTCTTACATTGATACAGAGGACCCGGTATGGTATCCCCCACAACTGCCCAGTCACCCACAACAGGAGATGGGACAGCAGCCTGCAATGCTTCTACTGTTGAAAACAATCCCTTGTTGCGGACACTGTTCTGCTTGACCTTATCAATCTCGGTAGAAGTCTTACTAAAATTGTAGTTAAGCCGATCTGCCGCCTCACTCCAAGTACCTGTTTTATTAATACTATTAAGTTCCATATCACTTTCTTACCTTTAACACTCCATTTGTCACTATTCCTTCAAGTGTTTCATATTCCACATATACCTGCCCGGAGCTGACGTTATCTTTAGACGGCCAATTACTGCATTCAATATTTGCCACATATTTAGACACAGCCCCTCCGTCATATACCGGTTTCATCCCAACCAACAGAGTTTCGCCTTTAGAGCCATAGAAAGAAACGTTATTGGGAGTAAGAATAATATCCGTATTTTCCACATGATTCTGTATTCTGATACGTTCCGGATATACAGTCGTTTCTTGTATCAATTGGTCCCCTACATATTTCCGTAGAATCAAATCACCATACTCCCATCCGTCTGATGATGTGTCGAACCTTAATATCAAGGTGGCATGTCCTTCAGTCGTGTACATTTCAAGAGTATTTTTATCCGGATCAATGACAATGCGTTTCCCGTCAACAGATGTTTCTACTTTTCCGCGGAAAAATCCGCCCAAGGCTTCAACCACACCTCTGAACTTACCACCCAAGGCATAAATATAGCCACGAAGGAACGTATCGCCACCATGAGTGGCAACAAAGTTCGCCATATTCGCCCATTCTTCATCCGTAGGCTGGTAATTTGGATCATTACGAAACCTCATTACAGTCAGAATCGCCTGTTCAAGTTTTCCTCCCGCCCAAAACACCACATCATCATCGTCATTGTATATGCCGCTAACTCCGGCTGTGACCTTCTGTAACTTGCCATCCTTGTAATTACCCAGTTGGATCATATTGGCCAATATCAAACCGCCAAGGATATCCACAGATCCATCCTTAATAGCACTGGCGATATAATTAATCGCCTGAAAACCGGCTGTTGCCTTGTCATTATCAAGAATGGACGGTTTCCAGTCTGTGGCGATGGTTCCACGCTCTAACTGAAGGTCACAAACGGTTGCGGTACCACTGACAAGAAATATACCACTGCCATTGAAGGTGATCTTATGGGTATATCTCTGATAAGAGGATGTGAGAGGTTGAGAAACACTGAAAGAGCCGCACAAAACAGCCACAGACGTACCCTTTGCTTTATAACTGATAACATAACTTTCTCCTTTAATCAATGACACGGATTGGGACAAACTACCGATTGCAGCAGAGTACCCAGAGCCGGCAGCACTATCTGCGGATACGGTAGCCACACCCGTCCAATACTTTAATTGCTTGCTGAAAAGTTCGGTGTCCGCCAACAATTGAGTATCAGAGGACAATATTTCACTTTCATAATCTCCAGTAAACCCGGAGTTACGCAACAGATTGACACTTCCGACAGCCGCATTGTCTATCGCATCCTGAGCCTTTTGGGCCAGATCGGCAGCCGCCTGTATCTCATCCGGAAGACCTTCCATATTACGCCATCCGGTGGAACCTTGTTCGATATGAAACATACCCTTGATATCAACACCGCCTTTCTGGCTATAACGGATGTAAGTGCTCTCATCCTTGGCACCGATATAGGCATCACCATACACATTGATATAAGCGTGTCCGGTGGACTTGTCAAAGCCCAGCCCGATGACTTCTTTCCCGGCAAGAGAGAAAGAGTTGATACCTTGATAAAAAATAATGGAAGGCGAAGTTTCATTAACAGACGAAAGGATTATAGCTGCCTGACGGGTGATATCCGTCAAATGCCCAAGCCCGATGATATCATCACCGGCAGCCGGAACATCACTGTCCTTGTCAGCATTGGTTTTGCTCAAGTCAATATAGTCAGATCCTACACCTGTCACCTCACGCCAATAGTAGCGGTTGGATACATTGTGGGATGTCCCTTCTTTAATGTTAAATTCTTGGGCTAATGCTAATGTACCTACTGTAAATTCGTTATTGATTGTCACTCCATCAACTTCTGACAAAAAGAAACAACGGTAGCTCTCATCAAGTTCCTCCACCCTGACACACTTCATACCGGCCGGAGATATGATCTGTTCACCACCTACATGCGTCTTCTTCTTTACTTCAAGCTCGTCAAAGACAGCCTTAATCTTCACATACAAGCGGTCAACAACGGCTTGTGTCGTACCATCTTCCAATACAGTCCAACCGCTACCGTTTTTACCAATCAAAAAACCCTTCAGGAACGTTATCAGCTCATTGGCGATATCTTCTTTATCTTTACGAAGAAAATATTTTTCAAAATCAGTTATATCAGCACCTGCATCAATCATGGCCAACAACAAAGAACCGACACGCAATGCCGTATTCGCTCCGGCATTACGTTCATCCCTTATCTGCTCCGCCAATTTTTTTAATGTGTCTTTAATATCCGCCATTTACTTTTTTATTCCAAAGTAACAACAAAGCCAAAAGCCGTAAAAAGACATCATTTCTTTTGATGATGCCCCCATAAATGCGAACGCATGGAGGTACTGCGCTTGTGATTCGCCTCTTCAATCTTCTCCGCAAGCAGACCACAGAACTCCTCACCATACATGTATGCCATCTGCTCTTTCAAGACCATGACCGAAGCAAAATAGGCACGTGAGAACCATTCACGGGGTTTGCGAGGTTCACCTGAGGTAATCTTGCCGGATTTTTGTCTGTGCACATAATTCTTGCCTCTCAAATCCGGATTCAAAAACTTCAAATCACCCTTGTTATGCCCTCTATGCCCGTCATTATACAACTGGCCGTCGATCTCATATCCCCGCCCCGTACCACAATCCTGATAAATGCCATATTCCATAAACTTATGCTGTATCACCGTCAGTTCACTGCTGCCCATTGTCACATTCTCCGTAATATCATTGTGCAGTAACACCGTATCAACCACGTGCAGTCTCATGATCTTCTCCCTCCAGATAGTGACCATCATCTCGGCCCACGCCTTCTTATACTTTGCCCGATCTTCAGCCGTGGACTTCGGCCTGTTCTCATTCCTCCCACTCATCACTGTCATAAATTAGAGATACCGGTTCGGAAACATCAATCATAAAATACAGGCCTGTGCATCCGGAAATAAAGTATTCACCCAGTTCGCGTGAATACACATTATCCGTATTCAGGTACACCAGTTCGTTATCCAGATTCTCACGGTCAACCAGCATCCTGCTGTGCACCTGGCGGAACAGCTGCCGGCACACCTCCAGTGCCGCTTGGCGTTCCGCCATATCACTGATACGGTACCGCATCATGAGAAACACGGTAAAAGTACGCTTTTTAAAATATCCTCCGGAACGCTTCTCGGTCACTCCGTCATTCGTATCATCTACCGCGAAAAAAGCGGATTCGCGCCGAAGGTTCTGAAGAACCTCTTCAAGCGAGTTTATGCCGGAACAGACACACGGATAAAAAGCGTGAGCCTTGGCCAATTTGTTTTTTTTGCACATTCCTTTAAAATAGGACAGCGCATCGAATAAATTATTTGCATCCATATCTCTGTTGTAACTCCTGTGCCTCGCGGGCCTTCTCATTCAGTTCGGTCAACGCCCGCCAGCAATCCATCTGCAATACTTCTCTCTCCTTTGTGATATCCCCGCCTGTCAATGCCCGAATCTCCGCATTGACGAGTTCAAGCATATTAAAGGCTTCACCCTCCAGTTGTTCCGAAGGACGGAACAGATAGGGAAAGCATTTTGTAAAATGATTCTTAACCGATGCAATCCACAAAAACACGGACAGCAGTTCTTCTTCCGAAGGATTGAACCGGCGGGGATGCCGCCCTTTGCGATCCACGTACAACAAAATTGCCATGGAACGCAGAAGAGCGTTATCGCGCGTGTGTAAAAAGCCCTGATAATAATTCTCAATACTGACATACTCCTTAAACGGAACATCATGCAACCGGGCATCCACCGACCGGAACCTGCCGATCCGCCACAGGCAGAAAGGCATATCACCCGGACGCTCGATAAAGTCCAGCGTGTGCAGGAAACACTGTACCTGCCACGAATGAACAAAGAACCGAACCTTTTTCCATCCGTTGCGAACAGAACAAACCCACCCGTCCTCCTGTCTGCGCAATACAGTGATCCCCAGCAGCCGGACAAAGATGTATGTCTTTGCCGTGACCGGATCAAAACGGGTCATAATATAACACACATAGCGCAACTGCCATTGCTCCAGCTTGTGCCATGCATCCGGCAGATGGAAGTTGATCAACCTATCCCCAAAAGTAGCAGGTATCTTCTTTTTCATTTTTATAGTATTCAAAATGTTTTACCTTATACGCATCGCTATCCTTATACGCCGGAAAATCGTCCGGACACCCCTCCAGCAAGTTAACCACATTCGCCAGTTCCACACGGAATGCCGGCAACTGCTTGTTGATCCAAAACCCTATCGCCCTACGGAGCGCACAAACCAACGGTATCTCGGCTTCAGCCAGTGACTTATGCCGGATTTGTTCAAGCAAATGATCAAACAAAACTGCGGATATCTCGCGCCGGATATATTCTTCAGCCTCGCTGATTTGCGGACGAAGTTCGAGCAGATCAGTACGGATAGCTGCCGGTCGGCCTGCAAAATCACGCACATGGGCACCGGTATAGTAAAGGGAACTGATCACCAACCGGGCACAAACTGAGGAAGACCAAGCGTCATCACCAGTCATGCCCTCAATAATACAGTCCAGCGCATAATCCGCCTCACGCTGTATCTGCACGCGCAACGATTCAACCCGGTCACGTGATGCCGGAGATATATTCTGGTTATTGACAATACCGAACCCCGTATCCGTCAGTATCAGATCCAGCCCCGGGATCGCCTGATAAAACGCATCAAGACAGATATAACGGCACACATCTTCTTTAACGGGCAGCGTATCCACATCCGTATCACGCCCCAGCACCGTGCCAAAGAGCTTATGTTCAGCCTGTTCAAACCGATCTTGTATCGCATCAAACACATACACGTTTGCCGAAGCGGCTGCAAAAACGACCTTCTCAAAAGTCTGTTTATCAATTATCATCTTCATCGTTGTTATGGTTTATCCGGTTAGCTGTCGTTGATTTGGCATCGGTATTCTGATCCAGAGTCGTGAGCAGGATCATCGGCACATCCGGATAGACCTTCTCACCCCATCCGTTATAATGAATCACCACGTTATGCGGCATGTACATCAGATCATGAAAGGCAATCTCAAGCGACTGCTTGAGAGTAAACAGCTCGCGCTTGTCAGATCCGGAGTTATTGGACTGTGACTTGCCCGGAGTGGCCCCCACCAGATTAGGATGAATATTATCACCATAACAGGTAATATTGGACGCCTCTTGAATGTCTTCAGACCAGTCGCCACCCTCTTTAGTCGTATCAATCACATTGATACGCACCATACGGTTCTCCTTGCCGTTAGGATCGATGTAATAACCGGTAATCCAGACCTTGCCGGAATTCTCGATGCCGGACACAAAATTTTTAATATTCTCTTTTTCTTTCTTAATGCGCTCCAGCTGCTTTACAGGCTCGGTTATGTGCTCTTCAGCCAACAGATTGGACCAAAAATCCTTGTGGACTTCAACCTGGTACTTAACCGTCGCATGATTCTTCAGCTTGGCTTTTTTCCCCTTACCGATCAACCGCTTGATGTCAAACCAGTCGCCTCGAAATATAGAAGTATAGTTGGGTAACGGATAGTACCGGCAACCGGGCGTCGGAAAACGGACCAGAATGGCAAACTTGCGGTCTTTGGTGGGTGGAGACTTTTTTCCGTCCTTGCCGGGCGCACGCCCCATCCGGACCTCCAGATCACCCAACGGGTCTTTTTCGTCAAGCAGCGGCAGCACCTCGATCTCATCCTCACGCAAGGCCGACTTCCGGAAGTTGCCATAGAAGACATGATTGATACGCCCCTTGTCATCCGCCTTTTCAAACCGGCAATAACAAGCCTCCTTGTGCCGGAGCCTGACAATCCGGGAACCGTCAACAGACAGTATGATCACCGACACACAGAAAAAATAATACTTCATATCTGTCGCCTGTTCAAGCATGAAGGAAGGTATACTGTTATGCAGCATCCATTTTTTAATTTCCTTATCAACAGTCGGTCTGCCGGTATCATAGTCATTATACTTCTGCCCGGCACCGTAACAGGTAAGCACATTGAACAACTTGTTCTGAGACATCACCTCGTCAACCCCTATCAACCTGATCAGCTCATACGGTAGCCTGTTGTCAGCGCCCCAGTTCACGTATTTATAACCTTTCGCCCCCGGCAACGTCGTCGAGGACACATCTTCGCCATCCTCGTCAAAAACCGCCGAACTGTCCTCGACCGTCTCCATGGATGCCTGCACGCCGGATTTACCCACCTCAAACACGCCTGAAGGGATATAGTCCAGCCGCACCCTGCTGTTTGTCTTATTTTTCATAAATAAACCTCCATACCATTAATTGAAAACAATGTGATATCACGCAACCTGCGCGGCAGTCCGGATTTGGGACACTTGACCAGATGCGTGCCTCCCCGCCAATGGGAATCGATACAGATCACCCCCTTGTACTCAATGATGTCACCTGTGGACAATTTCCAGACACGCAAATCAACCGGCTGTCCGGATTCCAGCAGCCGGATGGCATCAAGCCTATGTATTACCTTTATGCCCATATCACTCAAACGTATAATCAAATGTATTATCAAACACACGTCCGGCACGCGGCAACTGCAAGATATTGTGATTACGCTGCGCATACCGATAAGAGAAAGTAAAGAACGGCAAATGATCCGGATCGTTGCTGCGCTTCGATTCCGACTCGGTGATGGTAACCTCCTTGCCCACTGTCGTACCGTCCAGCAGATAAATCTCTTTAGATCGGAACAAATCATCAAGCCACAACGCCATCTCATGTGTCAACACACCCGTATTGGCCTTGAACACCTTGGTCTCATCAATCCGATAATTACGGAACATGCCATTAGTGTAAGCGGTGGACCGGACGTATTCCGGCTCCAACGCATGAGTTCCGGTACAGTAAACCGTCTCCTGGCACCCGAAAGAATTGGTGAACAACAGAACCGGAGCGACATCGGGCGCATCAGGATCGAGTGAGAAGGTCTGCGTCCGTACTCCGGCATGAATAATATAGCGCACCAGCTCGAAGCCCGGTTTGACCAACAATTCGGGAGAAACTTCTACCGTAACGATCTTGTCCGTATCTGTCACCTGCCGCAAACTCACCTCACGGGTAGACAAACCGTCTTCGTCCCGGTAATAGACACAGGTAGCGGTCACAGGACATGCCTCAGTCGTGACCAGATGCACGAACTCCTTGCGCCCTATCGCCGTAACCTTCTCTCCCATCAGCGTGGACAGAAAATAACCCGCCATAAAATCCGCAGCCGGCATGGAGGACTCGGCAGCACAGAACTGCACCGTAAAGTTTTTATTCTGCTCGGATGATCCGTCCGTTATCCGATAACTGCACCGTTCTATCAGGTTTGTCACCAAATACGGTTCTATCAAGCCCTGCAAATCATTGATGGTTATCCGGCCGGAAGTATCCGGAATGTAAGTTTCGGACAGAATCTCTTTTTCTCCGACCGTCAATGAGAAAACAGCCTTATTCTGATCCGTAGCGAACACCAGCTCGTTCAGTCCGGAACTGAAGGCGTAGGCCGGGATATCCTTTACTAAAACTATCATATAACCTTTTTTTATCACAAAAATAAGACAAATACCACGGGCAATAAAAGACAAGGACACCCTGTTTCACAACAGAATGTCCCCTATGTAAAATGTATAAAAAAATGTTTCTTATCGACGCATCATCATCCATTTGGGACGATTGTCACTGTCTATATGGATATGATAGCCTGTATCACGCATCGTAGATGCAATATCATTCAAGGACAACTCCACCATATCAGACAAATCATCTTGAATATCTTGTGTGCTTTTCAACAACACACCATCACCATCGGGTTGATCAGCCGGAAGAAATGCCATCAGATATTCAATCAATACATATTCCTCTACACGAGATTGATTGGGAGTAGAATTATTTTTCATGCTTCACCTCCTTTGTAACATAGTCATGCAAAAACGCATCTAATCGGATTAATTGTTCATGATTTATTTCGGATATATCTCCATAATTTTGAGCAAATAAATGGAATTTGACTTCTTTATTACCGTCACTACCTATCTCGACAGTCTTCATTATTGAAAATTCGTCATTCATCGCAAACCTCCTTCCAGCATTTTCGGGTTTGAAGCTTCACAGAAACGGAACTCGCCGCGTACTGGATAAATATGAACTATGAAGACAGTATTATACGGATTCTTATCGGGATAGACCTCAATATGATCATTGTTTCTGGAAACATCCACATGAAGCGGTTTGGTTCTTGGAAACTCTTCATCCAACATGGACGCTTTGGCACGAATACTCTCAATAAAGGCATCACGTGACAGTTCATCAGGAATCAATACATGAGTGAAAGTGGAAATCCATTTGTTCATAGCCCTGCCTTTATTGTTGACAGACAGGTAAGTTTTGGGTTCATCAATAAAGAATTTCATCTCAGACCTCCTTTCCAAGCAAGATGTAACGACACAACAAACCAAGCCAGGCAAAGCAATGCAGGAACAGCCGACACAAAACCGGCACATACCAATGCAGAAAAAGCCAAGGAAGCATGAGCCATAAGGCACACCTGACGGTTAGACACTGAATCTTCAAGTACGGAAGAAAATAATTGATTCTCACGGTTCAGCCACATAGTTAGGACTGACGATTTGCTCACGACATTTATGTCGGTAGCAGGAATTGAAACTGTTTGTTTCATACGATTATGGTTTTGTTTAGCATTTTAGACAGATAAACGGCTGTCCTATCCCGTGTCGCTAAACAAAACCATAATCCACTCCGCAGAGCAAAAATAGTTGGGAAAGACAGCCGTAACTTTATCACAAAAGTTGTGACTTCTACAATATCTTAATCTATTAGGCACAAAAAAAGCCCATTCATCATGAGCATTAACCGTTGCTCTAACGTCATGAACACACATGGTTTTGTTTAGCACCGCAAATATGAGGATTATATTTGAGAGTGCCAAACTTTATTTAAAATAAATCCTGCTGTTGTGGGATTTTAGTCGATTCTTTATATCGTTTTACCATATCCAGCATTAATTCATCACGATCTATAGCCGCCTGAATACGTTCATTCAAATCAGCTGAATTCTTCTTATCTTTCAGATCTTTTTTATTCTGCAACACATGTCCTCTTGCACGTGAATCCATATAATCAAGTACTCGTTCTTCTGTCGTAAATTTCAGCTTTCGATAAGGAGTATTACTTGCATTAATTTTATCCTCTATCATCTGTATGAATGCATCTTTATCACCCTGTTTAAAACGCTGCATCATATTATCTGATAAAATAACAATCGTAATGTCCTTATCAAAATCTACCAAACGAGCGTATCCACCTACATTACCCAACATCTGCATAAAAATATCTTTCTTTCCAGCTAAACCTGCTGAAATGAAAATCTCTTTTCCATAAAAATTGATATCCCAACTGTCCATGAATATCTTAAACTCTAACGCTTCATACGTTAAGTTTATCATTGTTTTTATTGCCATAGCACTATTTTTTTTAAAATTTCAGTCTTATACTATCCATCTCAGCTGCAATATATTTTTTCCAGTCAATTTCGCTCTGCAAGCCCATCATATCTATAAAATCTGTTTCAGAAAGCAATTCTATTTCAATGCCTTCTTCTCTATATTTTATAGCTTTCTTCTGTTTACTACTTAACCCATCCGGTCCAACTTGTGATGGACTTTGAGCACCAACAACCAAATAGTTAGTCGCTTTTGTCAAATTGCCTAAACAATGTCCTCCTATCCGACATACATAATCTTCCGCCTCATTTCTTGTGAAATATTCTAGTTTACCTGTAAATACAACATTCTGATCAAAGAAGGGATTACTTTCATCAAACTTTTCAGAATCATATATTTTGTCCTCTATCTCTTTTAATCTGTTTTTATAAATACGTTTAATATAGCATTTATTATAAGCAGCTAAAGAAACAGCACCTAACACCAATCTATTATTTTCGGCAAAATCTATCAAATCCTTATCTTTCTTAGATTCGCACGCACGGATGATCAACTCACACCAGTTTGTAGCCAAGTTCAAAGGCATATTATCTATGACTTCTATTTTAAGTAATTCACACAAATCATCGAAACGATATGAATATGTTGATATAGCGCAGCGTATTATATTTTTAGCAGTAAGAACCCTAATCGGAGCACAATCTATATTGTATTGTGTTATCACATTATGTAATACAGTTGTATCATATCCATCAGCCGGTGATACCAGAACTGGAAATTTTTTTATAAAAGAATAAAGTTCCTCCCAGTGTTCTATCAAAGTTCCTTTACCCCGTAAGTCTTCTAAACTAAGTCCTGAAGTCAAGAAGTCAAAAGGAGCATCTTCAGGATCAACGAATATTTCTTTTTTGGATACAATACTTGCATCCTTAACCCCTATAAGAGCTATCCGACAAGGGGCATTTTTATACTGGTTGCAACACTCAACGCGTATTAATGCAAAATTCAAATTATTCATCTGTAAATAATCTATCCCCCATACCGTGCGCTCACCGGAACCACCCGGAACCTGTCTTGCAGATTACACGATATGAGGGATAGAAAAAATCGGTTTATTTTGAGCATTCAAATATAGTGATAAAATTTGAAACTGCAAAAGGAATAATCGTATCTTTGTAAAAAATGAAATGATTATGACAATAATACAGTATATTAAAGCCAATTACAAAAGCAGGGACAAATATCTATTCATCATGTGCTTTATCATCAGCTTTATAGCATCCATAATAGCAAGAATGATATAATAGAACCGGCAACATTTTTTCAAGCAATCGCATTTTTAATGCGTTCCCTTATCGCAATTCTATTGCGTTAAACAAAAAATTCCGCTTTCCCCCTGCGGTGGCTTGCAGACACAGCCTCCAAACAAAGAGCAGGAGGTTGTGTCTGCAAGCCACCGCAGGGGGCGACACGCAAAGGCACTCCATCCCCCGAATCGAGGTATAGAGCACCTTTTCAGACTTTCTAACGCATTATCTAGCGCCAAAACGGACAAACTGAATCTGCGGTGTCATATCCTTAACAGGCTGAATATTTCCCTGCAACTTCATCGGTTGCAAATCTGCTGAGGATTCATGCGGTGTCGGTGTATTGTCCGTCACTTCATAGATTGTCGGTAATTTAGTAAAGCTGTCCACAATAACTAACCATCTATGCCAACAAGTATCAGAAGACAGTGAATCCATATGAAGAACCTCACCACTCAAGGAATACAAACACATATTCACTAAAGTCATCAAACAACAAGTATAAGAGATATCCGCTGCAACAAAATAACGATTACGGTCTTTTCTCGCACAAGCCAAAATAAGCCCACCACTACCACAACAAGGGTCGTATATGCGTTTATCATTATCCGTCTTATCAGCTTTATCAACAGTAGGAATATATTCCAATTGTGCCAGCAAATCCGCAACAGGTCGAGGAGTAAAAAATTGCCCGCTACCTGCATTTAAAAGATTTTGTTCAAACCAGCCATAAAAGGGGTCCTGTAATTCTTTACGTGTCATTTCATCCACCAACGAAGCAAAAGCCAAAGAAAAATATTGTAATTCATCCCGACTATATTTCTTAATCGTCTTAAAATAAAGTTCTTCTGCTCTCCCCATCTGCAAACAACAGACTATAATCTGTAAAAAGTCCTCAAACACCTGTCCTTTATCGTATTTGTGCGCCAACATATTCAAATACGTTCCATAAGGCTTCAAATCATTGTTTTTCATAGACCTGCAAATTAGAGAACACAAAACAAATCGGGAAAAAGTTCAAAGGGTCATTCTCTTCCGTATCCGCTTCATCAACTTTCGGCGTCCGTTGCTTGGGCTGTCCCCATAGACAAAGGGCGTGCTCACCTTTACGAATTTTCTTACCCTCACGATTCCATTGCTTCAATGTTTTCAACTCACAATGACCCGACTGGGCATAAACAGTCTTTAACCCCTCGTTTATACATTCTATCTGCCCCATCTTCACCAATACTTTAATCGGTTCAGAGAGTTGTTTCAAAATACTACGTTTTTCCTGTATTGTTTTGGCATTTTCAAAATAATTTCCCATTTTTGCATAAGATTTTAATGAGTGAAACTTTTGTTTTACATCACCCTCCTGCATTGGTGCAACAATGCAGGAGGATTTTTTTTATAAAAGGTGTTCCAATTCTGTCCGCAAATTATTCTCAACCTCTTTTAATTTACTATTAAGGTCTTTCCCCCAATCCGCCAGAAGATTTTTAATTGCTGTCGGATTATGAGTAACAATGCTCATGCCCCTAGCATCAACCAATGTCAGTTGCGCTGTTTCCTCTTCATGCTTCAAGACAAAAGCCTGTAACTGCTTGCGTTTGCTACGAATCTCAGAATATTTGTTCTGCAACATATACACCCTTTCGGCTTTATCAGTCAGTTCATCAATACTCATTTTTTTACTCTTAGGAGCAGCTTGCTGTGATTCTGTTTTTTCCGTCTTGACTTTAGCCTCCGTTTTAGTTTTTTTCTCCTTAGGTTGTTCGGGGAGCGTAGGCAAAAGAATAAGTGAAGCATTCTCAACTGCCGTTTCTTGTTTGTTAGCCACTTCTTTTGTGTTTCCCATCACTACTGCTTTTGCAGTTTCCACACTCTGTGCATTTTGATTTGCATTCATAATTAAAATTTTAATGAGTTAAACATTTGTTATTATTAGGAGTTAAACAGCATAAAGAGTGCAACCTTTATGCCTTATCCTTACAATACAAAGATAGTGATTTTATAGTTAATACGCAACAGCAAAACATCGCACAACAAACTATAAATCAATATATTATATATAAATATAGTTTATAAAAGCACAATAAAAAGCCATAAAGCCCAATCATTTTTTTTATGAGTTGAAAATCAAAAAACATACAAACGTCTAACCCACACCTTTAAAATAATCCATTTTTCGCTTAAAGATTAAAAATAGTTAATAATCAACGGATTACCTATTTTTTTCAAGCATTTACGACCATATTTTTTTCAGTTTTCCAGCGCTCAAAAAAATGATTGCCTATTTACCAAGCATTTACAGCCTTTTTCACCCGCACTTTGTGCGGAACTAGCGAAGCGTACCCCCCACCGCGCTATCGAAAAAATCATTACCCACCCCCAAAAAGCAGCGGAATATGTAACTTATTATTACCAAGCGGACGGTATGCCGCAAACTAGGACAAAAAAACCGCACATCATATGATGCACGGTAATGAGATATACACTTCGGTAATCTCTACAACGCGGAAGTAACAAACAGGTTGATATGAGTATGTGGAAATTTCTCACAACCGATACACAAGGTATCAAACGCATCGGAGCCATCGGTACGCCCTTCAAGCCGGTCCTCCTCCGTTTCCGCCAGCTTCTCACCCCGTTTGTCCTTGCCCCCATTGTACACACCTGCCGTCTGGATGGATATCAGCAGATCTTCATTATTCTGCTCGTTAAAGAAAGGTATAAGATTCGCCTGTCCGGACAACATACGGTTGACCAGCAGATATTTCTCAATGTGACTCATAGGCTTGCCTATATACACTTCATCCACCTGCCAGCCACGCTTGCGGAACTCATGCGCAATAACCCACCTGAAATCCTGATCATTGACTGCATAATTGGAACCCAATGCCGTACTGTCATAGTAGAACACCACCTTCTTACGCTTGTGATGCCGGTAATAAGTACAAAAATCATCCACCAGTTCAGGCAACTTACGCTCGTACTTTACAAAGAAGGACTTGAGCACTCTCAGCTTGCGCCCCTGCGGCTGTCCTGCCACCAGCCAGTTGATATTCGCATTGTAATCGAAAGCTATGCAGATGGGCATTTGAGTCTCCACACATCGGCATCAGCCAACGAAGTGGGAACCTTGAGCTTGTCAAACTTGTACTCCAAACTGTCAAGGTAGGAAAAGTTGGTAGCACTGTACTTGTGACCGGAACGCAACGAAGAATAGAATCCGTCACGGGTGATGCCTATGCGCTTGCACAGGATAGCCGTCATGAAGGTCAACGGAGGCAGGTCACGTTTCATGTCATTAACCCACTTCTCACCCAACACCTGCATGTTCCAGATACTTGAATATTCCTTGTACATGACCGCCACGGAACGCATCCGGCACAGATCACGTGAAAGAGTACGGAGATAAGAACGCAGATAAGCAGGTATCTCCTTACCTGCCGCAACCAGCTTCTTGATTTTATCTTTGGTCTTCCATATTTCAAAAACAGCGCCCTGTATCACCTCAATCAGTTCGGGATCACACTTCTTCTCATAATCCAGGAACCAAGACCCTTTTTTAGTGACCGGCATATCAGAGGAGATCAACATGCCATGGTGAAAAAAGTGATGCCCGAAGTGCTGCTTGTTACCACGATTGGCCGGAAGTGTCTCATCCTTCAGCTGTTCGAAGTCAATAAACTTGGCTTCGTCAATATCCAGTGCGTCATAAGAATGCGAGTTGGATGTACCGCTCCGGTCCTGAGAAATGATATAGCCGATTGATCCGTTATACAAGGATAGAATATTCTCCCAGTTATCGGGTTCAAAAATAGGCTCACCCCACCCCCATGACTTCGGCGGCTTGCGACCGACACACCAATGCAGGTCACGCTTAAATCCCCAGTTCTCCCAATGTATCAGCATGGAGGGCAACGTATTAGTCAAGACACGCTTGCAGTTGGCACCGACAAATCCTGTAATGGAACCGGGCATACGCTGCATGTTGCGCAAATTCCATGCCGCATGAATCAATCCTTTCCCGATACCACGACCACCCACAATCACCGAATCTTTGGCCGCCGTGTACATCACTTCCTGCTGAGGGTCATTAAAGTATTGTTTCATTATTCTTTCGGTTTAGGATTAAAGATATCATCTTCATTGAACTCAACCTCTTCAAAGTCCACATCCTCAATATCGTCAGACCAATATTGTTGAATCTTTGATTTAATTCTATCCCGGACATTAGGAATAGGCTTGATGCCAAGCACGGTCGGATCATCCGTCGGCTCGAAAGGCTGCACTATAATCTTATCATAACCTTTGTCCAAGATGTCTTCTTTATCCAACTGGGTGTATTTGCCATAATAATTGGCGGCAGCCCCCATGGCGCGCGCATCCTTGATACGCCGGGCCATTTCGAAAGTCTCATCAATCATCTGGCAGAACTTGTAGCGATGGTAATCCTTGGTTGTCTTGGCCAGATCACCCAACAGACGCTTGATAATGCGTACATCATCGTATGCGGAAGATTTGCTGATCTTGTAGCGATACTCCAGTTCCTGCACAATCTCCAAATCTTTTTTGCGCGGGAACTGTAACCAGTAATTATACATATCCCGGAGCCGGATCAACCGCTGTTGAATCAGTTCGGGAATGCCGTCAGCCGCCATCTCGTTGACATCGGCGAACAGATATTTCTCACATACTTCTATCGTAGCAGGTACAGGCATAGTTATTACAGATCTTCATCAGCGTCCATATTCAACAGATAACCGTTTGTCAACGACACCGCCAACGGACTGCCCACATTCGCCAGTTCGATCTCCTGTCTACGCAGTTTCAGTGCAGTGGATGCTTTGGCGTAATAATACGCCCTGGAAACAGGCGAATTACGGTCAAGGATATCCAGACGCAACGTGTCCGCATCCACATCAAGCAGCACTGCCATATCGGATATAGGGGTCAGCAGAGCCGCCAGCTCGCTGATCCGATCAAGTTGTTCCGTTGAATAGACCATCCAGTTGTATAGCGTTAGTATTAATAATATGAGCGTAACGCTCTCTCAGTTGTATAAAAACAGCGGGATCGGTTGTGATGATTCCGCTCTCGACACGATTGCCCCTTGTCTGATTCTGTGAGGTGCATATCGACACCTGCCACCTTGCATTTTGAATGAGAATCACTTTTGAATGATTTTCAGACAAGTACACTTCATCGAACACATTGGCTATGAAAGTATAAAGATTGACCGTCTTACGGGATGCTTTCAAGTCCGCCAACATGGTAGCCCGGATAAGCTGACCGCGCCGCTTCAAGCGATAGATCCGGCGGAGAAACTCTTCGGAAGTGGAAAAGGTGGAGATGTAAATCTCCGCCGGACCAGTCTCGCTCAGAATCATCTCGATGATGTCGAATAGCTGCACACGGTTATCCAAATACGCTTGCAAGGGTGCTTCGGACAGTGACCGCAACAATTGCCTAACCTTTTTCATCGGTTGAGATGGTCACTCCCACCGCCGCCAGTTCCGCTGCCTGTGTCTCATCCACCACATTACCGGTAGCAATCAGGAAGTCATACCGCTGCTGTACCTTCTGCAACAAGGCAGTAAACTTGCCGGCATCTGTATCCTTCAACTCCGCCAGCTTCTTCTTGTTATCAGACAGATACTTGCGTGCCGCACCCACTTTTTTAGCGATTTCAGCCGGGTCCAGACCGGAAGCATCTTCCGTCTTCGTCACCGGATCACCAGGCTTATAATCATCGTATGCCTGCAGGTTGGCACGATACTTCTTGTCCGCTTCATCAAGCAGCTTCAGGTATTCGTAACGGTCACAAGCCGGCGCCGACTCCATGCCCTTCAGCTGCTCAAACAACTCTTTGATCTTAAACCATAACGCCCCGTTATCCGTCCACAGACGTTGAATCTCAGGGGGAAGGCGGTCATGATCCATACGCCTGCCTTTGGCGACATTCGCCTCCGGGAACTCATCATCCACATCCAGTACCGGAACACCTCCGTCTATGATCCGTTGTGCGGAAGGTATGACCGTGATATTCATCCGTGCGATATCAGATACGGTTTTTCCATCCAAACGGATTTTCAAGTGCTTGCGCAATTCGTACTCCACCTTATCGGCAAACTTTTCCGGCTTGCGGATTACATTCTGAAACAAAATCTTATTACGGTTCAAGGACAACAACAGAGTGGCACCCGCCACCACATCACGCTCAGAAGGCGGTGTATCCAGATAGTCCTGTATTTTATGAGTCAATTTCTCATCCATATATTAAAATATTAAAAAAGTGGCGGCATAGACCAGCCACACCACCACTCCGATTTATAAACTTAAAGAATCAAGGCTCATCCAAAGAAGAATCGCTCCATGCGGAACCGTCCGCACCGGAGATATCCCCATCCTCCGTTTCAATTTTACCCGGATAGAAGGGAGCCGGGCACACATCGGTCGCTTCTATCTCAAGCGTGGTACCGGCCTCTCCGGTTACTCCCTCGCCCAATGCCTGGGCGGGCTTGGTCACTGTCTCGAACTCCTCACACCCCATCACACGGAACTTGCCGTTGCGCTGCTGTACAAGATAGACCAGATCATCGGCCATCGCCTGACGGCAGAAACCCGCCGCATCTTCTTCAGTACCCGGATGCTTGATCGTGCATTTGTTCAGACATGTGACACTCGGACGCTCTCCCTGCACCTCGGTAGTCACATTAGATTTGGCGGACAAGGAATTAAGCGTTAGCCACTTCTTATCCGACGCCATCGTAAAATTACCCTTGTAGGTGGCCAGTTCACCCATTTTTTTCGCCTCACCCAACTTGGGAAGCGTAGGCCAGGCCGCAATATTGGATTTCTTCTGAAAGAAAACCTTCGGACGGATGCCCGGAAGCACCGTCTGACCGTCACACCAGTTCAGTGACTGGTACATATCCGCTGTCGTACAATCTGTTGCCATATCACCTCCTTTTTTTAAATCGGGGTCGTACCATCAATGGATGCCACCAGCAGACGCTCCTTGGACAAACTCTCGAACTCCACACCGAAAAACATCGTCGCGATGAACTGGAGCACAAATGCCTTGAAGCGTGCCACCTCCACGTTCTCCTCCTCACCGGTCTGATTAACACCCACCAGCATGTTACGCTTGACCGTCATGTGGATGAACGGACTGTTCTTCTTATTCGCCAACGGCACAATATTCACATTGTCAAACCCTTCGACATAGTACTGCTTGTATTCACGGTTGTACGGAATTGCTCCTGTAGTGCTCTTGTAGTCCTCACAATAGTCGAAAAGCACATGTTTCGGAACAAACAGCTTGACCGAAGACTCCTCGGTCAGCATATCGTCAGCCGCCATGCAGACCGCTTTGAGCGTATCGACGGCATTTTCTTTGGTAATCGCCTCAATGACCTTGTAGTTGCCTAACTCTTCAGAAAGTTTTTTGCCATCCAGCTCTTTTTTAGTAATGGTGTCAAAGCCATTGAACAGATCCTTGGAAGTCTCACCCGAATCATTACGGACCGCATTCCACAGTACCATATTCAGGTTCTTGCCCAACTGGGCGGTCAGATACGCCAGCACCTTACGGGTGATCTCGGTATTCTTCAACGCCTCGCCCTTGGTAATGTCGGAACCCCACATGGACTGATAAATCTTGTTCGGTGAGAAATTACGCACGACAGAACCGAAGTAGGTATACAGGGTGCGCGGATTGATCACCACCTCACTGTTATCCTCACGGGTTTCGGAGTACGGTCCGAACTGCATGTCACCCGACAGTTCACCCACAGTCTCGGCATAACGGATGCCTGGACGCAGAGTCATGTGCTGCAAAGAACGTGACAGCCCCAATACAGGCATCTGCAACAACTCCTTACGGTACTTGCGAGCACTCTTCTGAAGGTCCTCGCTGGTAATATTCACGCTAACTTGTGCCATATCAAATATAGTCTTTAACTTCGTCATACATGGATGCAGCGGACACCGCATCATTTTTTTCGTCTTCTTTCACACTCGTGGTGGTAGTGTCACCATCGGATTTTTGCAGGTTCTTGATCTGCTCGTCACGCTGTCTGACCAGATCCTTCTGTTCGCCGACCTCCGTCTCCAGCGCATCCAGCCGGTCATTGACAGCCTTAACCTGTTCCTCGGTGAGTATTACCTTGCCATCCGAGTCCTCCACCCCCTCCACATTCAGAAGGGTGTTGATTTTGGTGTAATCTTTTTTCATTTCGGAAACAATAGAAGGGGCGGACTGTTTTTCTTTGGATGAAAACAATCCGTCCAGTTTAGTTAATATTTTGTTTAGTAATTTATGACTATCAGCCGTATCCCGCTCACTCCCGGACGCAACCGGCAAAGGGGACAACCCCAGCATATTGACCTTGCCTTCGTAAGCGGCAAGATTGAGCTTATCCTCATCGCCCTCGATGATCTCGTCCACAAAGCCATACTCCAACGCCTCTTGTGCGGTCAGCCATCTGCCCGCCTTCAGAACATCAAGAATATCATCTACCTTTTTGTTGCACTTGGCCGCATACATGTTCGCCAGTACCAGATCGAACTTGTCGTTCTGCAGCTTGTTCTCCTTCAGCTCATCGATGAGCTGTTGGATCTGGTCAGCGTTATACTGCCCCCAGGCATCCACCCAGTTACTCACCTTGTGCACCAGGAACAGACAATATCTGGAAATGCACACCTTTTTCGCACCCAGTGCGGCAATAGTAGCCGAACTTGCCACCAGCCCATACAGGTAGGCGGTCACGTCTCCATGATCAACAAACTGCTGACGGATATCCAACCCGTCATCAACCGCACCTCCCAAAGAGGAGATGCGGACATTGACAGGCTTGCCTTTCAAGCCTGCCAGCTGATTGCGGACATACTGTTTGGAGTAGCCCCAACGGCCAATGTAGTCATCTATGTTCAGGTTATAGGTCATATCACATTTTTGATTGCAATATTACACTATACCTTCTATA